GCCGCACACGGCATTAAGGGGGAAGCATGAGAGCTCCACGCTATGGCGAGCTAGGCGTCGTTAACCTAGTGAGTGAGGTCAAGGTGCTCTGGTTTACCCGCAATCACGAGCTGCCTGAGCTGCCCTCATGGCGCTGGTCATTTCACCACCAGACCGACATGAAGCAGCTCGAGGACAGAGATGTCGTCAGAACCCTGCTCGAGCGCACCGAGCTGACCGAGCGCGAGGATCTGGTCATTCGCATGGTCGTCATTGAGGACGCCACGCTAGACGACGTTGGCGAATTTCTAGACGTAACTAAAGAACGTGTGCGCCAGATTTTGGGCAAAGGCATTCGCAAGCTCAGACACCCGCATCGACTGGTGGGCGTGTTTGACCCAATCCCCAAACATCAAAGGAGCGTGCAATGAGTGATGGTGGCAAAGGTTCTGGCCGTAGACCAGGCAGCGGTTACCAAGAAGCTTGGGAGCGCATCTTTGGCAGCAAGCCAAAGCCCGCTCCTGAGCCAGTGCATCCTAGTGCATCGAACACTAAGATGCAGAGTAAGAAGCAGTAAGGTGCACGCGCACCCCCGACCCTCTGGGGAGGGGTGCGATGCACCCTCCAAGGGGGGTTTTTAGGGGGGAAAAAGGTGCAGTGCATCTTAGTCTATATAGGGTGTGGGTAAGATGCGATGCACTTATCCACAGGCAATGAGAGAATCACAAGCATGATGGAAACACGACAGCAAAAAGTTGCTGAGGCAGCAAGCAAACAGTTGGAGCAATTGCAGCAGGCAACGCTTCAAGCCGCGTTCGCGGCAGCTGAAAACGGGGAGGTTCCGACCTTCACCGACGCGTTAGCGGTTGCTGACCAAGAAGTCAGTAAAAACGCCGGGAAAACTCGCGTGGGCGACGGTACGCCGGGGCCGGGGCGGCCGAAGAACGTGAAAAGCCGGCTCACCAACGTGCGTGACGCAGTGCTCGAGGCCTTCGAGACAGTCGGCGGCGCTGCGTACCTGGCGCAGCTCGCGCAGGGAACGAGCTCAGACCGCGCCGCGTTCATCGGCCTGGTGAGCAAGGTGCTGCCGACGCAGATCAACGCCCAGGTCGAGGGCGGCGTGCAGATCCAATTGAGCTGGCTTGCAGCCCGTCAAATTGGCACAACCGTGGCACAACCTGCGGAGGTGATCACGCAAGTTGTTGATATGGAAAGGAAAACGGACGGCACCTACCGGATTATTGATCCGATACCAGGCGGCGAGGGCGGGCAGGCGCCGGCGGCAGGTGGTGGCCAGGAGCCCGTAGGAGGCGCCGATGCACCGTGACGCTACCACCCCCAAGGCCAGCTGTCGATCGCCTCGCACGCGTCGATCTGGCCAGGCCTTGGCCCCTTGCCGAAACTTCCTGACCCCCCACCCCCCATCGATCGGCAGGGCGGGGTCGGGCGCGAGCCGGGGGCCCCTCCCCAATTTCTGAAACCTAAAAATCGACTCTGAGAAAAACGCAACATGACCCACGACAAAGCATTAGACCGCCAGGAGGGCGGCGACCACTACAAAGACATGCCGATCCAGCCGGTTGAGTACATCCACGCGAACGCAATGGGTTACCTCGAGGGCAACGTGATCAAGTACGTCAGCCGCTGGCGCAAGAAGAACGGGTTCGCGGACCTGGAGAAGGCCAAGCACTACATCGACCTCTTGATTGAGCTCGAGACAAGAGCCGGCCGCGCCAAATGAATCTGGCTGAGTACAAACCGCGGGACGTGTTCCTGCCACTGCACAACAGGGCCAAGCGTTGGACCGTCGTCGTCGCGCACCGGCGTGCCGGCAAGACGGTGGCCATGTGCGCTGACCTGGTGATCGGCGCGTTGGAAACTGCGCTGCCAAAGCCTCAGTTCGCGTACCTGGCGCCACAGCGTGACCAGGCCAAGCGCGTGGCGTGGGGTTACCTCAAAGATCTGAGCCGGCCGTACTGGTCTAAGCCGCCGAATGAGTCCGAGCTCAAGATCACGATCAACAACGGCCACGGGGGTGAGTCCACGATCTACGTCGCAGGCGCTGACAACTACGACGCGCTGCGCGGTATGTACTTCGACGGCGTTGTGCTCGATGAAACCGGCCAGATCAGACCCTCTGCCTGGTACACAGTGCTGCGTCCTGCGCTATCTGACCGGCGCGGGTGGGCGATTTTTGCCGGAACGCCTGCCGGCAAGAACATGTTTTGGAATTTGCGCGAGGAAGCCAGGCTGAACCCAGGCACGCACCTGCTGCTCGAGCTCCCGGCGAGCAAGACGGGGATCATTCACCCCGATGAATTGCGGGACGCCAAGGTCCAGATGACTGAGGACGCGTTCGCGGTCGAGTACGAGTGCTCGTTTGACGCCGCGGTGCCTGGCGCGTACTACGCCAAAGCGATCGGGGACGCGTACAGCGAGGGCCGCATCGGCAAATACCCGGTTGATCCCGCGTTTCCCGTCAACCTGGTGGCTGACTTAGGGTTCACTGACTCATGCAGCTGGTGGGGCTGGCAAGACACCCGCGACGGCACGCGAATCGTTGACTTTTACGAGAACGACAACCAGCCGATTCAGCATTACATCGATTGGATCAAGGGGCGGCCGTACACCGTCAACCCCAAAGGCATTTGGCTGCCGCACGACGCGAAAGCCAAGTCGCTGCAGACGGGCAAATCGATCATCGAGCAGTTCCTGGCCAACGGCATCCGGCCGCAGCTCGTCCCAGAACTGTCACTCCAAGACGGCATCGAGGCAGCGCGGGTGGTGATTCCTCAGTGCTACTTCGATGAAGAGGGGACGTATGAAGGTCTTGAACACCTGCGGGCCTACATGCGCGAGTGGGACGAAAAAACGCAGACCTACCGCAATAAGCCCAAGCACGACCAGCACTCGCACGGCGCGGATTCGTTCAGATACTTGGCTCTTGCTGCGAAACCAGTGTCGCGGAAATCTTCCCGTGTTACTACAATCTCAACAATGCCCAAGAGCATGAACTACAACTTCGCGCTCAATGACATTTGGGATTGCCGGCCGAAAGAAACGGGAAGGATCGGATGATGGATCAAGCAAAGATCACCAGTGACAGCGACTTCAATGACAGCCCCACGGGGTTAGCAGCGCGCTGGAACACAGAAATTGAAGCGGCCAGCAAAGAGCTGGGCCCCTTCCACAAAGACGCTAACCGCATCACTCAGCGGTATCTGGACAAGCGCGATGCCTACGGCCGCGACGAGAGCAGGGTCAACCTGTTTTGGTCCACGATGCAAGTGCTCTTGTCCATGCTGTACGCACGGCCACCAAAGGCTGACGTATCACGCAGCTGGCAAGACTATGACGACGACGTGGCACGCGTGGCCGGCACGATGCTCCAGCGCATGCTCAACCGCTCGTTTGACGACAACGTCTCACCCTGGGACGCCAACGTGCGCCAGGGCATCGAGGACTGGCTTGTCGTTGGCTTAGGCCAAATCTGGCTGCGCTACGAGGTCGAAACCGAAGAGTACGAAGTGCCTGCGGTGTTTGACGAGTATGGCCAGGAGCTGTCACCGGCCGAGATGGCCGAGCGCATCACCAACGAAGACGCGCCCTGCGATTACATCTATTGGGAAGACTTTTTTTGGTCACCCGCCCGCACCTGGCACGAAGTGCGCTGGGTGGCGCGCCGCGTGTACATGACCAAAGACAAGCTCGTTGAGCGCTTTGGCGAAGAGATCGCCAGCATCGTCCCCTTGAGCGGCAACACGTCACCCAAGGACATCAACGACCAGGTCACCAAACACGATGCCTGGAGCAAGGCTGAAGTGTTCGAGATCTGGTGCAAGGAAAAGCGCAAGGTCTACTGGTACGCACGCGGCTGCGACGTGATCCTGGACGTGAAGGACGACCCCCTGCACTTGGACAACTTCTTCCCCTGTCCCAAGCCCGCGATCGCCAACGTCACCTCGAGCAACTTCCAGCCCCGTGCTGACTACATCTTTGCTCAGGACCAGTTCCAGGAGCTCGATGAAATCAACACCCGCATTACCTGGCTCACTCGCGCTGCCAAGGTGGTGGGCGTGTACGACAAGAGCGCCGAAGGCATCCAGCGCGTCTTCAACCAGGGCAGCGAAAACCAGCTGATCCCCGTCGATAACTGGGCGATGTTTGCCGAGCGCGGCGGCATCAAGGGCCAAGTTGACTGGGTGCCTATCGGTGAGGTGGTCAACGCGATCGATCACCTGCGCCAGTACCGCCAAGACAAGGTCATGCAGATCTACGAGGTGCTGGGCATCAGCGACATCATGCGCGGCAGCTCCAAGGCGAGCGAAACCGCTGCAGCTCAGCAGATCAAAGCTCAGTTTGGCTCAACCCGTATTCAGCTCAAGCAGTTCTACATCGCTGAGTGGATCACGCAGGCGTTGCGTATCAAGGCCGAGATCATTTGCAAGCACTTCCAGCCCGAGACGATCCTGCGCCGCTCCAACATTGAGCGCACGCCTGACGCACCGCTGGCCATGCAGGCCATTCAGCTGCTCAAAGACGAAGAATTGAGCGAGTACCGCATCAACATCGAGGCCGACTCGATGGCCGCGCTCGACTGGGCCGCGGAACGTGACGCCGCTGTGCAGTTTATGCAGGGCCTGGGCGCGTTCATCTCCCAAGTGGCGCCCATGGCGCAGGCCGTACCAGGCGCCGCGCCTGTTTTGCTCAGCCTGCTGCAATGGAGCGTGAGCAAGTTCCGCGTCAGCACCGAGATCGAGAGCGTTTTAGACCAGGCCATCACGGGCCTGAAGCAGCAGGGCATCCAACCGCCCAAACCCAACCCCTTGCAGGACGCCGAAGTGGCCGAAAAGCAAGCCGGTGCTGCCGAGCGCGCCGCGAAAGCGAAGAAAACGAGCATCGAGGCCGCGGGTCAAGAGATGCAGCTGCAAATGGCTCAGCGTGCGCTGGGCATCATGCAGCCACAAGGCAATTTGCCACCGGCACAGCCCCAAATGCCGCCCCCAACTAACGGCATGCCCGCAATGCAGTGAGGTAACACATGACCAAGGCAGAAGAATTTGTCAGCAAAGCGCTCTTTGATCGCGATGCCGCGCACCTCGCGCACTGGAAAACCAAAAGCTACGCCGAGCACAAGGCGCTTGGCGACTTTTACGACGAGCTGCTCGAGCTCATCGATGGATTCGTTGAGCAGTACCAGGGCTACTACGGCAAGCGCATGGAAATCAAGCGCACCGCCGGCGACGACAGCAATATCCGCGACGTGCTTGAGATGCGTGCCGAGTGGATCGAGCGCACGCGCTACGAAATCTGCGATCGCGACGAGACACCGCTGCAAAACACGATTGACGAGATCGTGCGCCTGTACCAGCACACGCAATACACGCTGACTTTGGAGTAAGCCATGGAGCAGACCTACATCGAAGAGACACCGGTCAAACGTCGCTGGGCGGCGGCCCTTGCTGATGCACTGCGCACAGCTCGCGACTACGGCAACAAGGTGTCGGTGCCCGAAGGCACGCCCTTAGTTGGCGGCGCCAAGCTAGGCGACATGTTCATGGGCCAGGCTCCCGAAGGTGCGGAGCGGCTAGCCTATGGTGAACGAATGACATCGGGCCGTGGCCAGACACTGGCCATCCGGCCTGAGACGTTAGACCTTGCACTGCTGGCGCCCATGCCTGGCGGCACGACCTCGAGCATGGCCGCCAAGGCTGGCAACAAAGCCACGGCCACGATCGGCGCCCTGCGCGGGAACGTCAAGAACATCAACCGCGAGCGTCTGGGCAAGCTGATTCCCGAAACTGAAGCGGACATCGCTCGCTCATACAAAGCGGATCCCCGCCTGAAGGGTGAGGGCACCGTGCCCCGCGCTGAAGTGCAGACAGCGCTCGACAACCGCGCACGCTACCGCGCCGAGCCCCAGACACTGCCCAAGAAACCCACCGAGATGTCTGACCAGGACTGGGTGGACTTTGGCGCCCAGCATGGCGTGGACATGAGCCAGTCGCCCATGCAGTCCCTGGGCATCTCCGATCTCACCACCCGCAAGGAAGTGATGATCCCTGGAGGCCTTGAGGGCAAGTTCACGATCCCTGACCTGTTCAAGATCAAGGCCAACAACTTCGACCCCAACGCACTGCCCCAGGACGTGCACAACGCGCTCATGCAGAAGTTCTTGCGCACCTATGAGCGCAAGGGCCCGCATGACCCCGTGGACACGTTCAATGACCTCAACTTTGCGCTGCTGTCACCCAATGCGCCGCTGACCCCCAACGAGTTCCTGGCACAGCGCTTCCGCGTGCGTGACATGGACGAGCTCAACGCCCTGGCCAACCGCGTGGGCGAGCCTGGCCTAGCCCAGACCATGGATGCCGCGTCCGGTGTCGGTGCAGCCTCTCGAGGCGGCATGGGCGTCAAGGGCACGGCGGCCATCGAGCACCAGGCGCGCCTTGCGCAGCTGCTGCGCGACAAGCCCGAGATGTTCCGACCACAAGATGGTGAGTCGCTGCGCGAAGTGGGCTGGCGCGTGATGAACCAGGTGCCTGGCTTGTCGGTGAAAACCGCATCGCTGGGTGTGCCATGGACTGATCTGGCCAAGGCCAACACCAGCGCGGTGGATCTGCACATGATCCGCAACAACTACCCGCGCCTGATGGAGGAGAGCCCCGAGTTTGCCGAGCGTGTGCGCAGCCTGGTGGCCAGCAACGCCCGCAAGGCCCCCATGAGCGAGGAAGAGGCCGCCATTAGCGTGATCTCGTCACACCCCGAGTGGAAGTACCGCATGAAGGGCGGCGAGCTCAATCCGAACGTGCCGCCCGAGCTTGCGCCTGAGAAGCTGGCGTTTGAGCCCGAGAAATTCACGGTGGCCTCACCGTACTACCGCCGCATCATGGACTACGTCGATGAGTCCCGCGGCGCTAATCCGGCCATCGAGCTGTTCCCCGAGCAGTGGCGCCTGTGGGACCGCTACCGCGGCCGCGTCGAGCCCCATGAGATGGCTCACCCCGACTGGCGCAAGCTCCCCCGTCAATCGTTCAACGAGCTGCAGGATTCCCTCACCGCGCACAAGGAGCTGGGCTACACCGGCACCGCGCCGATTAAAGAGGGTGGCGACTGGCGCCGCCTGTACTACGGTTTCACCGGAAACGAAGCACCGGACGTCGGCAAGGTTGTGACCAACGAGGCCAAGAAGGCTGCCATCAGCGCATTGCGTAGCAAATCGAAAAAGGAGGACGAAGACAAATGACACGACGCCGATTCATCCAAATGCGTGAGCCGCCCTACGAGCTGATCGAGGTGACGGAAGACTACACGCCCGCGATGAGGACTGATTCAGGGGCCCTTTGGGGCGACCGATCGTATGAAGGTATGCAAGCGCCTGACGGCACCGACATTTCTTCACGAACGAAGCACCGTGAGTACATGAAGGCCAAGGGCCTCACGACCATGGATGACTTCAAAGATACCTGGGCGCAAGCCAAGGTGAGCCGCGAGCGGTACATGACCGAAGGCGGCTCATTCAAGCGTGCCGACATAGAGCGCGCAATCCACAAACTCCAGAACAGGTGAAACCATGAGCGAACCCACGACGACGATGCGCGATGCCCTTGAGGACGCGTTTAAGAAGGCTGAGCAGCCAATCCCCGAACCGACAAATGAACCTGCGGCGATCGACACCGATCCCGCACCAGCAGCTGAGCCGGCAGCCGATGAGCCCCTGGCTCAAGAGGCCAGTCAGGACCTAAACGCACTGGCCGAAGACAAGCCCCGCGATGAGCAGGGCAAATTCAAGGCAAAAGAGCAAACACCCCAGGAGCCGCTAGACCAAGGTATGCAACCAGGTCCGAAATCTGGACCCAAGTCGCAAACCGAGCGAGCTCCCGCGTCCTGGCGTCCCGAGGTGCGCGAGCACTGGGCCCAGCTGCCCGACACCGTGCGCTCCGAGATTCAGCGCCGCGAGTCTGAACACGCCCGCTTCATTCAGGAATCGTCCGAAGCGCGCAAGAACTACGACGCCATGATGAAGACGATCGCCCCTTACGAAGCGTTCATCAGGGCCGAAAACAGCAACCCGATACAAGCGATCGACAACCTGATGAGCACGGCAGCCCGCCTGCGCACGGGCACCGCGCCCGAGCTCGCGCAGCTGGTGGCCGGCATCGTCAACCAGTACGGCACCGGCCGCTTTGGCAATAGCTTCATCGAGATGCTTGACAGCGCCCTAGCTGGCCAAGCGCCCCGCGTAGACCCACAGCAGGCCGCGATTGAGCAGGCGCTGAACCAGCGCTTAGCGCCCATGCAGAACATGCTCACGCAGTTCCAGCAGGCGCAGCAAACGCAGCAGGCACAGATTGCCCAGGCAGCGGCCACCGAGGTGGAGACATTCCTCAACCAAGCTGAGTTTGGCAATGACGTGCGCGAGGACATGGCTGACTTGCTCGAGGCCGCACAGCGCAAGGGCCAAAACCTTAGCTTGCAGGATGCTTACAAGAAGGCTTGCCTGCTGAACGACAACGTGCGTGCGGTCATCACGCAGCGCGTGAAAGCTAAGGGCGCTCAGCAAACCACGCAAGCTGCGCAACGCGCTCGCTCTGCTGCCGTGCAGGTTTCCGGTGCTGCACCAGTTGGTGCGCTACGCCAGGATCCCACCGACGTGCGGTCTGCGATTGAGGCAGCGATTGCGATGAGCTCAAGGTGATTGCATAATCACACCATGTTGGAAGAAAAACCGACCCGCTACTTTGGCAAGGTGTGCTTGAAGCACCCCGAGCTAGAGGGCGAGCGGCGATCTTCTAACAGGTCTTGTGTGGCGTGCAGCAGAGAAGCGGTACATGAACGTCAACGCAAGAAGCGAGAAGAGGGTGATGAGCAATTTCTTGAAATGCGCCGTCGTCATGTTCGTGAGTCCTATTACAGGGATCACGAAAAGTCGAAGGAGTTAACAAGAAAAAACGCTGCCTCATTTCGGAAGCGCCATCCAGATTATGTGGAACGCTGCCAAGAAATGTTGAAGCAACGACGTGCTCAAGATCCGAATCGCTTCAGGCAGTACGAGCAGACCAAGTATCAGCGGCATTACGCCAAGATTGTGCAGAGGGTACGTCTGAGAGATGTAGCGCTAAGAATGCGCACTCCCACTTGGGCGAACCGGGAAGCCATAGATGCCATCTACGCTGAGGCTCAGCGTATGAACATGACGGTAGACCACATTGTCCCTCTGCGGGGCAAGACAGTAAGTGGACTTCATGTCGAATGCAACTTGCAGTTGCTGACACATGAGCAAAATGCCCGAAAGGGTAACCGTTTTAATGGAGAAACATCATGAGCTTTCCTAACGTTAGCGATATTGTTGCGACGACTATCCAGTCTCGCACCCGTCAGATTGCTGACAACGTAACAAAGAACAACGCCCTGTTGTCCCGCTTGAACCAGCGCGGCAACGTGAAGACCATCTCCGGTGGTAACGTAATTTTTGAAGAACTCTCATTCGCTGAGAACGCGAACGGCGGTTTCTACTCCGGTTACGACTTGCTGCCCGTGGCTGCTCAGGACGTGATCAGCGCTGCTGAGTACCAAATTGCAGAACAGCGGCAAAGAGCGCTTCATCGACCTGCTCGAGGGTCGTCTGAACGTGGCCGAAGCCACGATGGTGAACGAGCTGGCCCAGTCGATCTACTCCGACGGCACCGGCTCTGGCGGCAAGGAAGTCACCGGCCTGAACGCCGCTGTGCCCTCTGACCCCACCACCGGCACCTACGGTGGCATCAACCGCGCTACCTGGACCTTCTGGCGCTCCAAGCTGTACGACTTCAGCGCTCAAAGCGTGACCCCCGGCTCAACCACCATCCAGGCTGGTTTGAACTCTCTGTGGTCTTCGCTTGTTCGCGGCACTGATCGTCCTGACTTGATCGTGTTGGACAACAACTACTGGACTTACTACATGGGCAGCTTGCAGGCTCAGCAGCGATTCACTTCGCCTGAGACTGGCAACTTGGGCTTCCCCACGTTGAAGTTCATGGATGCTGACGTTGTGCTCGACGGTGGTATCGGTGGCTACTGCCCCGCCAACACCGGTTTCATGCTCAACAGCAAGTACATCAAGTGGCGCCCACACAAGGACCGCAACATGGTCCCACTGAGCCCCAACCGCCGCTACGCCATTAACCAGGACGCTGAAGTTCAGATCCTGGCATGGGCCGGTAACCTGACCACCTCTGGTGCTCAGTTCCAAGGTCGTATCCAGAACTAATTAGTTTGGTGGACCGTCGTGGGTCAACCTTTCCCGAGGGACTGGGTTGACCCACAACCCCTCGGGTTTTTTGAAGGAGAAATGAAATGGCAGCAACATTTGGCGCAGCAGTATCTGCAAACGCTCCCGCAGTCGTAGACACGGCAGCATCCCAATCCACTGGCGCCGTCTGTGAAGGCATTGGCCTGACAGGCGTTGACGGTGCATCCATCGGTGGCTCTCGCATCGGTGGCTCCCCCGGTACTGATCTTGTGATCGATACCAACGCTTAAAGAAAGAAAAAAAGATGAACCCCACGACACCTACCAATTTTGAAGAGCCAAGCGACTTCGCCAAACCAGACGAAACTCGCTTCAGCGCTGACAACAAACTCTACGTCGAGTTTTTCCGCAAGCCCATCCTGCAACCTGGCAAAAGCCGGGAAGCAGGACGCGCTGTTTACGAAGAGGTCGATTACGTCCGCATTCATGTGCCGGGCGACAAGTCCTCAGTGATTGAGCGTCCGCTCTCTGAGCAGGACGTTTTCCGCTTCCAGGACCGATACAACAAGTGGAAGGCTGGCCAGGACGAGGCTGTGACGGGCACGCCCCTCACCGCATTGCCTGGCATGACGCCCTCCAAGGTCGAGGAATACAAGTATTTCAAGATCATCACCGTTGAGCAGCTCGCGGACGCCAATGACAACCTGGGCGGC